CCTAACAATTACCTTATTGATAATGCCCATAGCCACAATCTCTTTAGCAAAATCAAACTCACCTGCTGGTATATCTCCACCAGGCGCAAAATAAAAGTCAACCACAGCGGTCTGTGACGGAGGTGCTGACTTGTTCTTGATTACTCGTACCTTAATTGACTGACCAATACGTCGCTTTTCTTGTCCTGAACCCGCCTCAATCCATTCATCACGGCGCACTTCCATACGAGTAAAGAACGCGTAGTCCTTACCCAACCCGCCTGGAGTGGTGCGCGGGTCACCGTACATAACGCCAATCTTTGAACGCCACTGGTTAATAACAATCCCAATGAATGGCCGTTCTGCCTCGGTAAGCGAGCGCTTAGAAGCTTTGCCTACCTTGCGGAAAAACTTGTTAGTTAAAAGCGCTGATCGTCCGACGGTTGATTCTTCCATTTGTTTTTCGTCTTCAGATGAAGGGACAAGGGCAGGAAGACTATCGATAACGATACAATCCACAGTTTTACTTTCAGCAAATTCAATAACCGCTTCATAAGCCATCTCCATAATATTAGTAGAAACTACGTATACACGTGAAGGATCAACGCCGCACATTTCCGCGTATGCTGGTACCCATTCTTCTGCTGCAACCCATACCGTTGTAAACTCTGGGTCACGCTTTTGATTTGCTGCAATAGTCTTTAATGCAAGAGCAGTTTTACCATTACTTGCCTCACCAATAATCTCATGCCATTGATTTGCCGGCCACCCGCCACCAAGAGAAACGTCAACAGCAACTGACCCTGTAGTAAATCGATCAGCAACCTCAATAATTTCTGAACCTAAAACTACGGTGTCAGCCCCCATCTTTTTATTGATTGCGTTAAGTACTTTGAGTAGCTCTGCTGTTGCCATTAAATATGTCCAATGATTGTAGTTGGATTAAACCCGCCAGGAGTTACTTGACGCGCTGGTGCTGCAGGCCCTCCAGATGATTGGCCGCTTTGAATGCCCTTACCTACTCCACTACCTGACTGCTGTATTGGATAACCGCAATCATAACACCGTGCTCTAGCCTCAGGAGTCATTGCCGATGAGCCATAGTTACCACTTCCACACCCAGGACAACGAGGCGAGGGAGTGTAAGTCTGTTGCACAGGTGGTGTGCCTTGCTGCCCAACATTTATTGTTGGGGGTACATACGGTTGTTGTTGCGGCTGTTGCTGCGGTACCGGAGTGGTACCAAGCTTATTTGCCCACCAATTACTGCTCATCAAAATCCTCCATATCTTTAAAGTCTGCAGAAATAACTTCTTTAGTTATTAAACCTAACTTCAAAGCAGACGAGAAAGCGCTTACTAAAGTTGCTATTGCTACGAACTTATACATTGAAATCATTGATTCCATGTCTTCTTTAAGTTCTTCTGCTGCCTCTGGCCTATCTTCTGCTATGTCCTCTAATTGTATCGTAGTAAGAACCGAGGCACTAATCTCAGCCATCGCTGCAATATAGGGCATCAATTCGGTCATTTCTTCTAAACGATCGGCGCTTTCTTCAATTTCTTTTTCATCGCCTTCGTCACTTACAGGGTTAAGCCCTACTAGAGAAGCCACTTTGTTGGGCTCCATAAGATCGGTGTCGTATAAGAACCATCTAATCAATGTAGACACAGGAACATCGTTAACTACAGTTTCATACTCAACGTAGTAACCTTTTTTCTTTCTCTTCTTAAACCAACTCACTTCGCCTCACCCCATCTCTGTACAATCTTTACGTCAGCAATTAACGGGACATCCAACAAGTTAATGCCTTCCATAGCTTCTCTAATTGCTTTTTCAGTTTCATCTTGGAGATGCTCGGGAGTAAGTGTCACTAACTCATCGTGCACAGTTAGTAGCAACTTAGCCTCCTTAGGAATCATAGCGTGTGCCCGAATCATAGCAAGCTTCATAATGTCTGCAGCCGAGCCTTGGATACGTGTGTTGAATGCTTGGCGCTCGGCACCTGCTCGCAACCCAAAGTCTGAAGAAGCTATCTCAGGCAAGTAACGCTTACGTCCCATAAGGGTTGTAACGTACTTCTTAGCCCTAGTAGCAGCTATTACTCTAACCCTATAGGTGTTAACCGAAGGGAACTTAGCCGCAAATCGACCCAACAGGTCTTTAGCATCAGTGATAGTACAACCAATTTGTCTAGCAATCTTGTCAGGGCCTACTCCGTAAGCCATAGCAAGCACCAAAACCTTGCCAGCTTTACGGTCTACTCCCATAGTGTCACCCACGGTTGTGTAGATGTCGCCACCGTCAAGGTAGTTCTTAATCATAATTGGGTCACGAGACATAGACGCGATAATGCGTGGCTCAATCTGTGAGTAGTCTGCTACGACTAACTTATATCCCGGTGGAGCGTAGAAAAGATTACGAATCTCTTTACCGTGCACGGTATGAGGGGCGGGGACGTTCTGCAAGTTAGGGTTACGGCTAGAAAATCGCCCAGTCTCAGCGCCATGTTGTATAAAGTCGCAATGGATTCTGTCGTTAATTAATAGGCTCTCTTTGTACTCAACCTTTGACTTACCGCCAACTGTGCGCACTACATCACCGCCTAGGTAAGGAACAACATAAGTAGTCATCAACTTATTTAAGTCAGCATACTCAAGTAAAGCTTTAACTAATGGGTCTTTTTCTCGATAAGGCTCTAACGCCTCTGAGGATACTGAGAAGTCTGTGTACTCTAAATCCTTACCGGCCTCTTCGTTCTTACCGCCCTTGCCTGTAAGGATCTTAGGCTTAAGGCCTCTGCCCCCGTCACCCTTAGATGAATAGAGTAAGTACTGCTTCTCTTGGTTGGAGTTAATGTTAAACACGCGACCAGCCACGCGGTAGATATCGGCACGAGCTTTCTCTACGTCCTCTTCTAGCCTTGCGTGTAAAGCTGTGAGCTGTCCTCTGTCAATAGGTGCTCCAGTTAACTTCATGCTAACAAGAACCTCAAGGACATCCATCTCAAGCTTCATAATGTTATTAAGGTCGGCTGCATCAAGCTTTGGTATCAATGCCTTCCAAAGAAGAAATGTGTAACGAGCGTCAAGGTATGCGTACTTAGCAACTTCTTCAAAGGAGTACTTCTCTACCTCATAACCTATGCCTTTAATCATCTCATAGCCTAGTTCGCGCTTAAGACAATCATCTAAACCGCACTTGTTCTTGTTGCGGTTGTCATAGATAAACGAGGCAATCATCGTGTCAAAGTAAGGTTGGCATGGGGTCTCTTTGAAGTACTTGGTTACTGACGATAAATCAAAGACTAAGTTGTGCCCGATCTTTAAGATGTCGGGGTTGAACATCAACGGCTTTAAGGCTTCAAAAACTTCCGCAGGGTATAGCTGTTGAGGTGGTGGCCCAAATGTTTTAACAGCTTTCTTCTTGTCCCTAGAATAATCCGACTCTCTAGCCGGTAACCCAGCGAGGACACGTTTCTCCCCTTGTCCAGTAAGCGGAAATGTCTCTTCATTAAATGTGCCATTAGGATGGCCAAGCGGAATGACATCGCCTCGACCATGCGTAGCCATAGAAATCCAAAGAACTTCATTTACTACTGGTACTCCTCTTCGGTCTCCTACAGTTTCCACGTCAAAAGCAAACGCGTCTTGCTTCGAGTAATACTCGACTAAATCTTTTAGTTGTTCAGGTGTTGTAATTATATTCATCATTATCCCCGGTTAGGACCGTAGAGCCTAGCAGAGGGGATGGCGGCTAGGCCCTACGGTGTTCTGAGTTTAGCCTAGTAGTGAGTTTGCAATTTCATCAAGTTCAGCCCAAGTGTGCTCTTTGATTACAGAGCGTTCGTAAGGCTTCATGTCTGCAATTACTTTCTCAACTTCAGCTTCATCAATCTGCCAGTCCTCCATGAGGTCACGGCCTTTGATTGGGGTTAAGTGATAAACAGTTTGCTGCATCTTTCCTGTGCGACTTACTGCCCAGTAGTTTTTTGTTAGTGGGCCTGCAGGTGAAAAGTGCGCTGCGTGTAGTGTCTTATAAAGACGTGGAGATGCAATAAGCATCTGGCGTTGTGGACCACCTGGAGCACTGAGGTTAGCGATTGTAAACGCACGCTTGTCTTCAGGCTTGCTACCAAGCTTTACACATAGAGGATCATTAGCGCCAAGCGAAACATATGAACGCTTGCCAACAGTCTTCTGTTGTAGGAAGTGCTGCTTGTAGATTGCAAATGGTCCGTTAGGATCGAGGAATTTAATTACTGAAAATTCACCCTCATTGAATTTGAATTCAGTTGGAAAGTCACCAGAAGCGGCTACTAGCTTC